GACAAATGCGTTTTCTGCAAATCCATTTAACAATGCGGGGTTGTCTGTTGAACAACAGGATAATGCTGGGTTTTCTAGATTTACAGATGTAAGCACAAGTGCGGTTGAAACAAATGTTAGAAATGCTTCTAACAGTAATAGTGACCACAAAAATTGTTGCTTGGCTATAGGAGACCTCGCATGAGTAAAGCAGCAGAACTCGCCGCACTGATTGGTTCGCAGTCGGCGCAAAGTAACCGGAACCTGATTATCAACGGTGCGATGAACGTGGCGCAACGTGGTACAAGTAGCACTTCAAGTTCCTATGGTTCTGTAGATAGATTTAGTGTTCAAGTAGCTAGTCTTGATGAACTTGCTTTTACACAGTCACAAATAGCGGTAACTGACTTAGCTGGATTTAACAATGCTTTTCAATACAAAACAACTACCGCTGAAAGTGCTATAGCTAGTGATGAACTTTTATACATAAGTTACAAAAGTGAAGCACAAGATTGTCAATCATTTGGTTTTGGCTTGTCGTCTGCAAAAAGTATTACGTTATCTTTTTATGTAAAATCTAGCGTTACTGGCACTCTTTCAGTTAATTCGTATGCAGCCGACTCTAACCGGGTGGTAGCTTCTAGTTACACCATATCATCTGCAAACACTTGGGAACGTAAGACAATAACTTTTCCGGGCGATACAACAGGCGTCATCAATGATGATAATGGTCAGGGCTTATGGTTTGATTTTATGTTAGCGGTTGGTTCTGTCTACAAAGGCAACGCCGCAACTACTTGGGAAGGCTACGCTACAGATAACTGGGCTGGTGATGGTACATTTACTGATGCAATTTTAACAACAATTAACGCAACATGGGCAATAACTGGTTTGCAAGTAGAAGCTGGCGAGGTAGCCACGCCGTTTGAGCATAGGTCCATTGCGGATGATTTGGCTTTGTGTGAACGATATTATCAAAATTACGTTGATAACAAATTATATTTTAATGGAACAAATGAACCTTCTTCAGAGGTAGGTAACAGCAGACTTTTGCCAACACAAATGAGAAACGACCCCACTGTAGGACAAAAATCTACCACATCAGGTACTGCTGGAACATTTTCTGTTACTTCTCAATTAGTGCGGTATTTAGAAACTGGTAGTCATGGCGGTGGAGGATTCAATGTTGGATTTGATTTGGATGCGGAGTTGTAATTATGAATAATATGATACCGCAAAGTAAAATGAATATTAATTCACCAAAGTATATCTCTACTAAAAAAGATGCAATTACAGCAGTTATTGACGGTGCATCATTAGATGTGCCAACAGACCCAGCCAACCGTCACTACGCAGAAATCATGCGCCAAGTTGATGCTGGCGAGTTGACCATAGCTGACGCCGACTGATGAGCAAGCCAACCGCCGCATCTGTACAGGCCCAGATAGATACACACGAAGCAGTATGTGCTGAACGTTGGAAGGAGACGATCCTCAGAATAAAAAGGATTGAACATATTATGATAGGGACAGCAGGAACCACGATTGTTCTGTTGTTGACAATGCTTACGCGAGGATAAATATGGATCCAGTAACAGCAATGGCTACTGCCTCGGCGGCATTTGGTGCATTAAAAAAAGGATTCGCAATCGGGCGTGACATCGAGTCAATGGCGTCCGATCTTTCTCGTTGGATGGGCGCGCTTTCTGATCTGGATCAGATGGAGAAAGAAGCCAAAAACCCTCCTATTTTTAAAAAATTGTTTAATGGTCAAAGCGTTGAGCAAGAAGCCATACAAACCTTTGCTGCAAAGAAAAAAGCAGAAGAACAGCGGTATGAGCTTAAACAATGGATTGGCATGACGATGGGCAGATCTGCTTGGGATGAGCTGGTTCGCATGGAAGGTCAGATTAGAAAACGTAGACAAGAAACATTATATGCACAACGTGAACGCCGTCAGAAGTTTGTCGAGGTTGCAGCTTGGGTTATAATGATTGGTTTAGGGGTGACTGTTCTAACTTTCTTCGTAATGTTTTTAAAAGGTAAAGTGGCTGATGCAAACGAAGTCATGACCACCTGTCGAAAAGTAAAGTGTGAAAAGTTAGATAACAAACAAATGATCTGCGTTTTTAGAGGTCAAAACAATACAATCGAATCTCAAATTTTTGGTTATGGTGAATTTATACCTAGTGAATATCAATGCAAGTATGACCCGAATGCCAAAAAAGAGATGACCGTGCAGGAGACTCTTAAAGCCGTGCGAGAGAGTCAAAAATGAGCAAGAAGTTCCAAGAAGACACTGAATACGCCAAGTATGACCTAGATGGGGATGGTGAAATAACTGACGATGAGCTGGAACACGCCAAAGAAATACGAGAAACAGAGCGTGATTTGCGTAAGAGCTTGGCTCAGTTGCGAATGGCAAGGTTTACTTTAATTGGCATGGGCTTGTTTACTGCAGCCATGTTTACGCCGTGGGTAACTATTGAGCGTATAGAGGCTTTAAGTGATATCAGTAACTTATTTTATATTAGTGGGGCGGGTATTGTCGGTGCATATATGGGAACCACCGCATGGATGAGCAGAAAATGAGTGGTTATGGTACATGCTTTTTTGTTAATTGTTGTAATAGGCGGTGACGTACAGAGTAATGATATGTACTTTCGTTCTATAACAGAATGTAATTTTTTTGCAGCGGAAGTAACAAAACGGTATGGAAACTATACACATTATAGTTCTGTGCCTGAAGAACACAGAGTAACAGCTTATTGTAAGCCTGTTAAAGTTAGTGAAGATTTGGGGTTGTATTGATGATGTGGAGTATGCACCAGAGAACAACTGCTTTACAGGCAGAAGCAAACAGGAGAAGACGAAATGTTGCAAGCACTGATTGGACCCGTAACGGGACTTCTGGACAAGTTCGTGGAGGACAAGGATCAGAAGGCAAAGCTAGCACACGACATAGCGACCATGGCAGAGAAACACGCTCACGAAGCCAACATGGGTCAGATAGAGATCAACAAGGCGGAAGCTCAACATAGGTCTATATTTGTAGCAGGTTGGCGTCCGTTTCTCGGTTGGGGGCTAGCGGCGGCTATGATATGGCACTTCGTCCTTGCACCAGTGACTATGTTCGGTTTTGCCTATGCTGGCATGGAAGCGCCAGACCTTCCTACATTTGATATGGACAGCCTTATGACTGTTCTTCTTGGGATGCTCGGTCTTGGCGGTCTTAGGACGGTAGAAAAGGTCAAAGGGCTTACAAAATGAATACAGATAAACTAAGGACAGAGATTGCAGAAGACGAGGGATGTAAATACGAAATTTATTTAGATCATCTCCATTTGCCAACTTTCGGAATTGGTCATTTAATTACTGAAGATGATAAAGAGTATGGCAAGCCTGTCGGCACAGTGATCGAACAGGAGAGGGTTCAAAGGGTATTCAACCTTGATATGGCTGTAACCGTGGATGAGTGTAAAGTTTTGTACCCGGATTTCGATGATCTGCCCGAAGAATGCCAACATATCATCTGCAATATGATGTTTAATATGGGCAGACCGCGCCTTTCCAAATTTGTTGGCATGAAACGAGAAGTGGACGCTAGGCGCTTTGATGCCGCAGCAGACGAGATGGTCGATTCCAGATGGTATACTCAGGTGCCAAATCGTGCTAGAAGGTTAGTAGACAGAATGAGGGCTTTAGCTGCCGCAGGGGAATAAACAATGCCGCTACAGAAGGTGCTTTTAAAAGCTGGAGTTAATCGTGAAGGTACTAGATACACTAATGAAGGTGGCTGGTACGATGGCGACAAGATCAGATTTAGACAAGGTACTCCTGAAAAAATTGGCGGTTGGACGCGAATATCTTCTTCTACTTATTTAGGCACGGCCAGATCTTTACATAATTGGATAAACCTAGCGGGCGCTAACTATATCGGTGTAGGCACGCATCTCAAGTTTTATATTGAGCAAGGGGGTGGGTACAACGACGTAACGCCCCTACGTGCTACTGTGTCTTTGACAAACCCGTTTACCATGACTTCTGGGTCTACCACCGTGTTGGTAACTGATGCTAACGGTGGGTTTATTGACGAAGACTTTGTCACGTTTAGTAACGCTAGTGCAGCAGGTGGTGTGACTATTGATGGCGAGTTCCAAATCGACATTGTTAGTTCTACTACATATAACATAACCATAGACTCTGCTGCTAGCTCTAGCGCAACAGGTGGTGGGACTGTGTCTGCAGCATATCAAGCTAACGTAGGAACAGCGTTTGCTACACCAATTACGGGCTGGGGTGCAGGTTCTTGGGGATCTGCTACTTGGGGTATTGGTCAATCGTCGATAAACCCTGTTCGTATCTGGAATCAATCTAATTTTGGAGAAGATCTTATCTTCGGGCCAAGTGGTGGCAGGTTGTACATATGGGATTCTGGGACTAGCACCTCATTATCTACTAGAGCTGTAGAGCTATCGTCGTTGAGTGGCGCATCGGACGTTCCTACCGTGCAAAATTTATTGCTTGTGTCTGATATTAGTAGATTTTTGTTTTGTTTTGGCACCAATGCTATTGGCACTTCTACAGTAGATCCCACGCTTGTACGTTGGTCTGACCAAGAAGATGCCGTTAACTGGACGCCTTCAGCTACTAATCAAGCAGGTAGCTTGCGTTTGTCTCGTGGTACAAAAATCGTGTCGGCATCTCAAGCTCGGCAAGAAGTCTTAGTCTTTACAGACTCTTCTTTGTATTCCCTGCAGTATGTGGGCGCACCTGCGGTATGGGCAGCATCGCTTGTTGGTGAAAATATATCAATCGCGGGACAAAAATCTGTGGCCTACGCTAATGGTATTGCGTACTGGATGGGTACAGATAAGTTTTACAAATATGATGGTCGCTCTCAACCATTAAAGTGTGATGTGCGTAAGTACGTATTTAATGATTTTAATACGCAACAATACGAGCAAGTGTTTTCTGGCACCAACGAGTCATTTCATGAAGTGTGGTGGTTCTACTGCTCTACCAACTCAAACAATATAGATCGTTATGTTATATATAATTACATGGAAAATATATGGTATTACGGCACTCTGGCTCGTACCGCATGGCTTGACTCTGGGCTACGTGATAACCCGTTAGCAGCAACCTATAACAATAATTTGGTTAATCATGAAGATGGCATTAACGACAACGAAACCGCTACTGAGACTGCAATTACAGCGTTTGTAGAATCTGCAGATTTTGATTTAGATGATGGTCATAAGTTTGCGTTAATAAATCGTGTAATACCCGACATATCGTTTGATGGATCAACAGCCGACAGTCCTGTAGTTACGATGACTTTAAAGCCTCTGGCGAACTCTGGGGCTGGAATTACTTCTCCTGCCTCTACAGGGGGTGTTAATAATGCTACCGTCACGCGCAGCGCATCTTCTCCTGTTGAGGTGTACACAGATCAAATAGACATCCGAGTACGTGGTAGACAGATGTCTATGCGGGTAGAGTCTAGCGCCGTTGGAGTTACTTGGCAGTTTGGATCTCCTAGGCTTGATATGCGTCCAGATGGGAGACGATAATGGCTGTAGACACTTCTAGATATGGAGTCATATTTCGTGTACCTGCGCTGCCGTATCCGCCTGTAGAGTACAACCAACAAGATTTTGAACAGTTTAACAACGTGTTGCGACTGTATTTTACACAAGTGGATACAGCAATACGTAATGCTACTGTATCTGATAGAGCAGAAGCTACTGGGTGGTTTATGAGCTAATGCCAAACGTATATACAAATGCAAAAAAAGACTTAACAAGCACTGACGTAACAACGTTGTACACTGCTCCTGCGCTTACCACAGCCATAGTAAAGTCTATTCTTGTATCCGAAGACTCTGGCAATGCCGATACCATAACTCTTACAATTACAGATGCAGAATCGTCTCCTGCCACGTTTAGCGTATTTAAAACTAAAGCTGTTAGTGCAAACGCTACAGTAGAACTATTGACAGGTCCGCTTGTAGTACAAACAGGGGAGATACTAAAAGTTACCGCTGCAACAGCAAACAGGTTGCATGTCGTGGCTAGCATTTTGGAGGTTAGCTAGTGCAAACTGTGGATAGCAACAAAGAAGAATTAGACATGCACACCGTCATGATTATGGCGTTGGATAACATGGAGCAAGGCGGTGTGGGGAACACTGTACCTGCTAAAACCGCTATGCTTGCGTTGGTTCGTGAAGGTGGTATGCCTACTGTGGATATAGCGCAGTTTGGAAATACAGTATTTGTATCTCATACTGGCGAAGGCAAGAATAAAAATAAAATGGCTGGTCGTCCTTTGAATGTGGACACAGCTAGAAATTACATAAAAAACATAATTAAGTATGGCGCATACCTACAAGATAAAGGCATTACGCATTTTTCTGCAACATTTTCTGATGAGAACCTATTACCTGCAGTAAAAATGCTTCAAAAAAAGTTAACTCGCGTAGATACTGATTTGTATGTTGGTAAGCTAGAAGATGGTAGATATGCACTGTTTATAAAGATAGGCGAAGATCCGTTAGAAGGTATGGCGTAATGGGCGGCATAGTAGATGATGTAGTAGATGTTATTAAAAAACCAATCGACTGGATTGGTGACACTATAGGCGATGTTACCGATTGGGTTGTTGAAGAAATTGTAGATCCCGTTGTTGATGCCGTTGATGACGTTGTTGACGCTATTGAAGACGACCCTGTAAAAGCTATCGCTACTGTCGCTGCGTACGCTACAGGCAATGCGTGGGCTATACCTATAATTGAAGGTGTAGATGTTGCACAAAATGGCGGCGACATCGGTGATATTCTTGAAGCATCAGCAAAAGCGTATGTAGCCCAACAAGCAGGTTCTTATGCAGGTAAA